CCTCCATAGCTTCTTCTGTAATGCTGAATCCTAAACCAATAGTTTCATGCGTATATCTAGCGACAAAAGATTCTTGTGCAGTATCATAATTGATAGCTGAACCTTCATCTTTGACTGGAGCTGCTCCGAAACCAGATAACTTTAATTCTTCTTCAAAACTTCTTTCAGAATTTTCAGTTACATAGATTTCTTCATGCTCGTTCTCATAACGATTATATTCTTCGCCGAATAATGCGTTAAGACCAGGTAAGAGTTGTTTTAACTCGTTAGCTCTTGAAATAGCTGCCATAATTTACTCCTTAACCTATACCTGTTGTATTTAACAACTGGTGTCCGACATTAAACATTACCAATACATCAGTAAAACTATCGCCAACAGCACTATCTGGTCCATCAACAAAGTCAACGACTTTTAATGGTAGTGTGTTTGTAGTATTTGCTGTATCGCCATTAATTGCGTTTTTGCTTGTACCGATTGCTGTACTTCCTGCAGTTTGCACAACAGCTACATTCTTGCCAAGGTCGTCTTGTCCAAGAGATTCGTCTGATTGCATTTGCATTAGTAAGAAAGGGTCAGTAGCAACATACGCTACAATATCATCAGCAGCAGTTGATGCTGGATAATATTGATTTGGTGTGAATTGACCTGTTGTTGGGTCTGTATAAGCACAACCAAGGAATACACCTATAGGTGTTAAAGTCGTAGTACCAGTATCTTTTTGGATAGTAGTATTAGGATTATCATCACCCCACTTTACAAAATCGCCAAAGAATATGGATGTACCAAAAGCATTTTTGATTTTATAATGTGTAATTTTTCCTTGATATGGACTTCCAACAATAGTACCAACTGGTCTAGCTCCGTGAGGAGTTGCACTTGATGACATAATTGTCTCCTTATCAAATAATTAATAAAATAAGAAACTAAGAATCTTTACCAAATGTTGTTCGTGATTTTCTTTCAAAAACTTGTTTGGTAGCCATCCTAGAATCTTGGTCTTTAAAATATGTGTTATCTACTGATTCCAGTTGAGACTCCGCTAAATTATCAAAGTATTCATCTCTAGCTTTCGCTTTTTCTTCTGGCATCTTACATAACAGTTGTCCACCAATCTCAACATTACCTTTTACTGACCATTCAGAATTGTGGTCCATCATATGAATTTGAAGTTCAGGGTGGTCCTCTAATCTACAAGGTTCCCATCCTTCCCTTAATTTTCTTGATACATTAGGATTATCAGCTTGACCTAAAAGGCTAGTTCTAATATACCTAAATACCCACCCTTCTTGTGGTGTTGGATTTGGTAAGTTTGATGGATTTTCCCAACTTTGTATTCGTTGAGAAGCCTCTCGGCTTTCTATTTCCCTAGGGGTACGCTCTTGTGATTGCTCTTTGCTATCACTTTTTATTTCTTTATTATTTTCTTCGGACATTCTAAGTCTCCTTTAATAATTGATTTGCATATTGCTCAGGCGTTATATTAAGTCGCTTTGCGAGAGCAACTTGGGACTGAGTAAGATGTATTTTGCGAGGGCTTTTACTGCTATTCCTCGTTGCAGGTGCTACAGGATTGGTTACCTGTCTTTTAGGTGTAATTTCAACTTCTTCTGTTTCCATAGGTTGTTGTGTTACACCAAAAAAATTTGGAAATTGTTGTTTCATTTTAACATCAATTTCAGAATAATATTTCTGAGAATCTTTTGCAGGGTCAATACCATTAGCTTGTAATGATTGGTCTACATACATAGCAAAGGATGTCATTTCCTTATGTGCTGGGTCTGTGCCCATAAACCAAGGATTCTTTTTAGACCATGCATCCATTTCTGGGTCAGAAGGTTTTTCAATTTGTTGTTGTGGTTCTACATATTGAGAAACAACATTTGTTTGTAGTTGTTCTGCATAATTACCAGCTTGTTGTTCTGCTAAAGTAGCTTGTGCTAATTCTGCTTGTGCACCAGCCATAACTTCTGCATTACCTTCTTCATACGCTTTCTTAAATTTTTCTTGTGCATTGTATTTTGCCCATTGAGCATTATTAAGTGCCTGTTGGTTTAATACATCGCCACCTTGTGTTACTACACTTTGTAACTTTTGATTTTCTGACATCAAAGTTTTTAAAGCTCTAGTAGCTTCTTGTGATTCCCTTAAAGCTTGTTCTTTTGCTCTACGCTCTTCGTGAAACTCGTATTTAATCTTATTAATTCTTTCGCCAGCTTTTTTGCTATAGTTTGCAATCTCCTGGTCTAAACTATCATCATCTACAAGTTCTTGCGTAGTTTCTACTTTTGGAGGTCGTCTATCTTCTTCTGGTCTTTCATCAATAACTTCTACTTCAATATCTTTTGTAGGGGAAGTATTAATTTCGTTTGCTACACCAAAAAATTTATCTTCTGATGTTTGCTCAGGTACTGGTTCTGCTTTAGTATCTATTACTTGTTCTATACTTTCACTCATGCTCTTACTACTCCTGTTGGGTCATCAACTACTGCTTCCACAGTATCATCGTTAATTAAACGAAACTCTTTACCATACATTTTCATACGAGTACCTGAATAAGCTCTAAATATTACCCAATCACCTTCTTTGCACCAAGGTCCTGTTGGAAACCTTTTTTTATCACAATAAGCTTCTGTACCTAGTTTTAAAACAAAACCACAAATATTTGAGGTTTCTTCATCTACTATAGTTTTACTAGCTTTTATGATACCGCCATCAGTTTTTTCTTGTGCTTCAGGCATGGCTATAAGTATTTTCCAACCTTTAGGAACTGGAAGTTGACTTTTAACATCTTCACTAGGTTCTGGTTTTTTAACACTTTCTGGTTTTGGGATATTTACTTTTTTATCTTTATCCATATTTTGCACGACTATTAGGTGTCGAGTTCCTATTGTTTTAAGTGTTGTTCTTTCCAATCAAGAACTTCACGCTCCGCAAGAGCTAAGCCTTCTATAACTCCTGTCATTTTTTTGTAATCAGAAAAGTCTTTACAACTTCCTGTTGATATATGGTCTGAACATTCATTCATCATTTCTCTTAATTTCTTAACTAAGAAAGTAGATAGTGATTGCTCATTTATATCATTACTCATTCAATTTGCTATCATTCACCATATCTTTAGCAATGTCAAGACCTTTTTTATAATCATCTAAAACTTTATCTTCTGCTTTGTCTTGTCTATCTAGCAAATCGCTAGCAATCTGCTGTCCCATTTTTAAACCAGTTGCTTCTTGTTGAGCTTTAATTCTTTGTTCTTCTAGTTCTTTATTGGCTACAGCTTTAGCAGCATCTATAGCTAGTTTACTTTCATCAATTTTTATCTTGCCTTTTACTTGTGTTTCTTTAATTTCAAGTTCTTTTTGTTTAGCAAGTATGATTGGGTCTTGTGCTTGTTCTTGTATTCTAGCTTGTTCTGCTTGTGCAGCATTTGTAGTTGCTACTCTTTGTGCAGCTTCAGCTACAAGAGATGCAATTCGTTTTTCTACATCTGCTGGTAAAGGCTCTCCTACTGGAGGTAACTCTACACCCATCTCTCTTTCAACTTGTTCTCTAAATTGTAATGAAAGATGTTGCATTATGTAATCAGAACCAGCACTTTGTATAACTTGTGCATTTGGACTTTGTTGTACTTTAGCTTGAACATTAGGGTCTTGCTGTGCAGAAGTTAATGTTTGTATATGAGCTTGATGGTCCTGGAACTCATATGCTTGTACTGGCTTACCATTTAAAATATTTTGTACTGCTGTTACTGGGTCAACTGGCGGTACTTCTCCTTGTGGAGGTATTATTGTTTCTGCATCTTTAATGCCTAATACTTCAAGCATTTGTCTATGTAATTGTGCTAAGTCGTATAACTGAGGTGCTTGTTGTGCTAATTGCATAGCAGCTTGATATTGCATAATTCTTTGAGCCATAGTTGCAGCATTTGGGTCTGATACAGGTAATACATCTACTCTTGCATCAAAATCTTGTACTTTAATTTGTTGTCCTTCTTCTACTTCATATGGATAAGCTGGTTCTGTAAAGTCTTTAATAACACCAACTAATATCTCAAACTCTCTTTTCATGGAAGCATGAAGTCTAGCTTGTACTGCTGACATAACTTTCATGTTTCTTTCTAGTAAAGCTAGTGTTGTTCCTACTGGTGCTTGACTATTCATGTCAGATGTTTTCATATCTGCAATACTTGCAAACCTTTTACCTTCTTCTACTATGTTTTGTAGTAAAGAAAATAATGTACCTGAAGGTTCTTTATAAGGTAAGAATGTAATATTGTCTCTAATAGCACCGCCTGGAACATCTACATCTCTAAACTCACCAGGCATAATAGGACTATCATCGCCTTTAATACGCAGTCCTCTAGCTTTTAAACCACCTGGTAGGTTACTTAAAGTACCTGCATCTACTAATTGTCTTAGTATTGATGTAGCTGATTTAGCTAATCCACCAATCATATGTATTAAACCAAAACCATAGAAACCTAATCCTGGTAAATACTGATAGTGCACAAAGTGCATCCTTCTTAATTTTGCTTGGTCATCTTCGTAATAGTTTCTTCTTATACTAAGAATAATGCCTGAAGGACTATCCATAGTTACAACATAAGGTAAGGCTATACCTGTATCTTGACCA